CGCGGCCTGCGCCCCACCCGCGGCAAATCCGACCGCTGTGTTGCGCACACCGGCCACGTTGGCATCCAACGCCTGCGCACCGACTGCCGTATTTCCACTGCCGGTATTGACCAGCAAGGCATCGTTGCCGAATGCGGTCACGTCGTTTCCGGTCGTGACGGCACTGGCTGCCCCAATCCCGACCGCTGTGTTGCGGGCACCTGACGTATTGGCGTCCAGGGCCGTGACACCAAGGGCTTGATTGCTCGCAACCGAGCCAAGACCGAGCACGTTCATGCTCACGATGTCGCCGATCTTCTTGTCGGCATCCAGCACCAAGACCTTTGAGGCCGCAGCCGCGCCGGCCACTGCTCCGGTCAGATAGGCGATCTGCGCCGAGGTCGCGCCGACAATGCCTGTGTACCACTGAATTTTCGAGTACGGCTGGAAATACGCCGCCTGAGAAGCCGCCAGTTCATAGACCGTATCCACGCCAACTGCGTTGATCTGCCCGTCTACCGCAGGGTAGACATTCAGCACCGAGGCGTCGATATTGATGACCCACACTCCCGGATCATCGGGTTGCGGAATCGGAAGCCTGACGGCCTTGGTGCCATTGGCGTCATCGACGATGTTGATGGCGTAGGGCAGCAGGGCAGCAGTCGCTTGGTTGGTGCCGGTTGCGTTGACCAACCCGCGGCCGGCGATCTTGTCGAATGCCTGAAGCAACGCGAAAGCGTTGCGCTTATCCGGCATGCTGTTTACGAACTCTGAAACTTTGCTCATGGTGAATCTCCTGGAAAGAAAGGCGGGCGAAATGCCCGAACAGCGCACTGCGTACAATTCGGTCCTTGAGAGACCGAGCACAACAAAAAGCCCGCAAACTTCTGCGGGCCTTTATTCAAATCTGTACTACCGACTACGCGAGCGGATCGCCGTACCTCATTTTTGGGAGCTGATCCAACTCAAGGGCAGAACGAAGCTGCCCGCCTTCTGCAACTGCGCGCAGCATGGCTTCTGGTGCGACGCGATGGCCGCCGTACTTCGCCATCGCCTGATAGACGATGAGGTTGTGGAAGCGCGACGGCATTTCAGGTTCGTCATCATTCGCTGCAAGAATCTGCGGCCCCAACTGGAACGTGCCGCCCACGGTATAAATCGCATCCGGTTTCGGGCCTAGATAGAACTTGAGATCCGGGCCTACAGCCACATGCGCCGGCCGCGCGTTGGTCTGCGCGCCGAATTTGTAGATGCGCCGGAACGTGTCCCAATCAAGCGACAAAAGGGACTGCTGATCGGCAACCCCCGTTGCGGTCAGGTACGCGCTGAAGTATGGGAATCCAGTCGCATCAAAGCCCTCATACCACCTAGCGAACCTCGCAATCGTTGTCGCCGTAGTTGAGTCGGTACAATCCGTGTACGCATACGCATCGGTTCCGGATACCGTGTCCACGGTGAAATTGCGCCGCATCCATAACCAATCCTCGCGGGCCTGCTGCAACTCCGTCCAGGCATCGGCAATCCACGACACGTAACGTTGGAGTTCGCCGCTATTGCCGGTGACCGCAGAAGGTCCAGTCCCGCTATCCGTGCATTCCTGCCGCAGTTTCGAGCAGAGCTGGATGTAGGTGGACACTGGCTATCCCGTCAGCATGGATCGTTCAGACGCGCCTCGCGCCACGCTTCACCCTTCTGATTCGGATCGTTAACGCACTCGAAGGGGTAGAAAAAACTGTGCTCCAGAACCTGCAGCGGTTCCATCGAGCCGTTTGGATTCGCAACCTGCCGCAGCGTTGAGATTTTGGCGTGCGCCAGAATCTCGAACACGAAGCGCGGCACGCTGTAGACCTTGTTGCGCTGGAATCCCATGCGGGTCGTTTTCTTGCCCGTCTTGCCATCCGGTGACGACGTGCCGGCCATGACCTCGACCAGTTTCGGATCGTTCACGTTGCCCGACGCGAGGAACCTGATGTCGATCATTTCCTCCATGAAGGCCGCGTCCTCGGCGAGTTTCTGCAGATCCTTGTCGCCATCGACTACTTCGATCTCGGGGCCGCCGTCGGCCAGCACATCCATGTTGAAGGGGACCGACGGCTTTTGCTTAACGTCGTAGGTCGTTCTTTCCGGTCTCTGTGCAACTCTTGGCATCTGTTTCTCCTGAAAATCCCGGAGCCGAATGGCCCCGGGGGTAAAGACTTACGCCGAAGCCGCAGTCAGCGGTTGCGTCGGCAACATGCCGCAGTTAACAACCGTGCCGATCGTCAGGGTTGCGGCGTCCCAGTTGTCGGTTCCGAACGTGAAGGTCGTTGTTGCGTGGGCGTTGCTGATCGTGACGTAAGCAAACGGACACTGGTTTGCTGGGATCGACGGAAACTCGTAGGCCGCCTTCCCATTGGTCACATCCGCGGTATTCACGACCGGGCCTTGGCAAACGTGCCATTCGCCAGCCGTATCCCAGGTGAATACGAACAACGACCCCTGCCCGTTCACCAGAGCGTTGTAAGCCTCGCCCGTGAACTCGTCCAATGTCTCCAGCGCCCCCCCTGAGCAGGTATCGCCAGTGTAGAAGCGACCGTTGATGAAAAAGGTTGGATTGCTGGTGTACGAAATGGTCTTGGCAGTGCCCGAGAGGCCCGTCAGTGAACCATTGGTCTGGGTCCAAGTTCCACCCCTGATGTCGAAAAGATCCATTTTGATTCTCCTTTTTTCCGGTTACAGCGAAGTGGTGGCGTGCTCGATCCGAGTCATAAAGAACTCGTTCAAGCGGACGCAGACCGTGTAGAAATCCACCCCGACATAGCCGAACTGCGCCGACGGATTGGCGTGGTTGCGCTGGCTGGCCGGAATGACAAACGGCGTCATCGAATCCCTGCCTTTCAGCGGAACGTGGCCGTAGGCTTTCGCCGCCATGACGACAGTCGCGTACACGTTGACATTGCTTGTCGTGTACTTCATGCCGTTCAGGGTGGCTGAACCAGCCGAGGCCCAGGGCTTCAGCATGGGCGTCAGGATGATGCGGAAACGCCGCACCGAACCGATCTCCATGTCATGCACAGGCTTGGCCGATGAGCCGTAGTCCACCACGTCCTTGAAGTTCGCAAGGGCTCTGTAGTCGTGCTCGGCATCGGTATGGCCGAAAGCGAGCATGCAGGGCAGCACGGATTGCGAACCGTATTCCGTGCCCGCCTTCACCGTTTTCGTCACCATCTTGCCGTGCGCGGCCAGGATGGATTCCGCCGCCTTGTCCAGCGCATTCGCCGTAATCGCCGTATTGATGCCGGCGCGCGTCGAGCCGTTGCTGTACGAAACGGAAGTCCCGCCCTTGATCGCGTTCCAGACGATCATTTCCTTGATGCTGCCGACTCCTTCGGCCGCGGTCTCCCGCATGTCCTCGGGGATCGAGCGTTCGTTCATCAGCTCCGTCTTTTCGGTCGTCTTGTAGAGCACGCCGTATTTCTGGAGCGATGCCGTCACGTCTTGGTAGCTGATCGTGATCGGGGTCGGCGTCACACCCTCGGACAACTGGTAGCTCGTCGGGGTCACATCAATGCCGCCGGTCGTCGAGTTGTAGCCGATCGGAAGCACCCGGCTGAACAGGATCGTGTCGGTCTTGTTCTGCGGCAGTGGTTTGGTTTCGCCGAACTTCGACACGGCCATGATGGGCTCGGCGTGCTCGATCAGCTCCTGAATGACGTGGTAGCTGTTGAGCGTGCTTGCATTTGCGTCGTTGTAGTACTGCATGATTGTTCTCCTGCGCTACGCGCTAGCCCATTTGCCTGGCTTTCTCGCGGTCGCGCTTGACTCGGTTCCAGAGAGCGTCAGGCCCGGTGTCCACGTCACCCGTGGAACTCCCCCTGCCCTGTACGCCCTCCCCACGACGCAGCCGCTCGGCCCGTTCTTTCTCAACCTGGGCTACCTTGGCTGCATCCTCTTTGTGCTTCTTGTAGAGCGTGAGCATCTTGTCGGCGTCGTCGATGTCGTCACTCGCGCCCAAGGCACGAACGGCTTCCGGCTGTGCGTCTCTCCACTCCTTGAATTCCTTCGACCTGATCAGCTCGATCCATTTCGGATGGCGGTCTGACATTTCCCGCTCACGGATCAGTCGCGCCTTTTCGTCCTCTGCCAAAGCAGCGGGCTCGGCGTTTTTCTTTTCCGGTTCTTTCTTGGGTTCCGCCTTCGGCTCGGCCTTTGCTGCGGGCTCGGCGTCCGCTGGCAGAACCTCGTCCATCAACTCAGCGACATCGGGAAGGTCTGAAAGACGTTCCCTGAGTGCCTTGCGCTTCTCGGCTTTCGCCCTGGCCGCGGCTTCAGCCTCGGCCTTCTTTCTCGCCTCCACTTCAGCAACGGTCGGGGCAATCCTTGCAAGTTCGGCTTGGCTGGCGTCAAACTTCTGCATCAGGTTCCCGATCGTGCCGTTCGCGGTGGCGAGTTGCTTGTTCACTTTCGTAAACCGCCCCTCGGTTTCCTTCAACCGCGTATCCAGCCCCTCGATCAATTTGCGGGTGGGTTCTGCCAGACCGGCGTATGGGTCGGAAGAATCTTTGTCCGCCGCATCTTTGGCCGCGTCCTTTCCAACGCCGCCCTCCGGTTTTGGCTCCACGTCTGCGGCTGGCGTCGCTGCGCGGTCCTTCGCCACCTTGTCCCACAACTCTTTTTCTGTCGGCTGTTTTACTTCTTCCTTCTTCACTTCTTCGGTCATTTAGTGCTCCCGGCTAGAACGTCAGGTTAAAAATTGGCAATAAAAAACCCGCCAGAAGCGGGTTGCGTTTGGGTCGGGTTTCTTCAAGGAATATCCGGCCCTGAATCTTCAATCGGTTTCACTTCTGCCCGCTCGTCAATGGCGAGTAGGTCTCTCAACGTCTTGGCCCGCGAGCGCAGCGCCGCGGCTTTCGCATCGACTGCTGTCTCAAGGCCGACTTGCGCGAAGATCAACTCCTGCGCCGCCCATCTGGCAACGGCTTTCCATGTCGAGGATTCGCGGTCAATCTGGCCGCCCGCCTTGGCGAGCATGACCATGCCCTCGGCCAGTTCAAGTGCGGTCGGTGGCGGCGGCAGTTCCTGCTCCGCTTCGGGCTCGCGCAGCCACGGCACCGTGTTGCGCAGCTTTCTCAATGCTTCGTGCATGCTCACGCTTGGAACGCCTTCCCTGGCGCCGCCCGTCCCGGTGGCTCAACCGCTGGCTTCGGAATGGGATTCTTGTGCTTATAGACGCCGACCTTGTGATTCGCCAGTGCTAGGTCGCGCTCCTGCGCCTGATCCCGGCTCGACAGCCTTTCCTGGGCTCTGACCTCGATCACCTTGCCAGCCAAAGTGGCTTTGATATTCTCAAGATTTTGGCGCTCCTCGCTGGTCAACTGCGTGGACGACATGCGTTCATCTATAGCGGCTTCGACCAGTTTATTGTTGCGCTCTCGCTCGTTGTCCACTTTCTCGAACTCGATCCGCGCGGCCTCAATCTTGGCGTCCGCCTCTGCCCTGATTTTGGCGACCTCAACCCTCGGGTCTCCGGTCTGCTGTTTGGCTATGCGCTCCTCGTTCGCCTTGATCGTCTCGTCGTCGTGGACGAAATCGTTGGGGTCAAAGCGGAAGGCCCTGACAACCCTGCGTACGGCATCCCATTTCTTCATGCCTGCGGCATAGGCTGGGTCTTTCGCAATGGTGAGCAGATTGATCGCCGCCTTGTTCTGGATCTCCATGTCGAGCAAAGCCCCGGAAGCCCTGGCCTGAACCTCGAAGTCCCCCTTAATCTCGGGCTTCTTGTTGTACTGCATGTTCCAATCCACATACCT